GACGTCACTTGGCGAAAGGGCGATGCGTTATTGCGGGTGATTATACAGGGTATGACACTCGATGCCCAGCTCAAGCGATGTGGACGTATGTGGACAGAGCAAACGCTTATTACAATGATTCAAAGGAGAATCAAACAGCGCGTCGCGTGTTCATGGAACAAACCATCAATAGCACGGGAGTGTTTGGAGATCTACTTCTTCAGGAGGTGATGGGAGATCCATCGGGATGCAATCTAACTTCGTTGATTAACAGTCACGTTAACGAGACTGTGTTGTTGTACGCATTCCTGGAATGGACCGAACAGAACTTTCCCGAGATTAGCTCGACGGCGGAGTATGATCGACTCACTGAATTGACGACTTACGGAGACGATTTCATGTGGACATTCCCAGAAGAAATCGCTGAGGTTTTTGGTCTGCCCGAGTTGATTGAGGAGGTGGCCAAAATTGGAATGATCATGACACCTGAAGATAAACAAGACAACGTCGAGCAATACAAACCGCTCGAACGTTGCACTTTCCTGCAGCGTAAATTTACGCAGCAGGATGGACTGTGGTACCCGGTGTACCCAAAAGAAAAGATCATCGGAATGACTCAATGGTGCACAAAATCTAACAATGTGCTCCAGATGACGGCCGACAAATGTAATGATGCACTCAAACTTGCATCGTATCATGGACAAGAATGGTTCGAACATTTTCGAACCAAAACGCAGGGGTTCCTGGCGTTTAGGGGTTATGAACAACCTCTTTTGGAGTGGAACCACTTTGAGCTCATGCGCAAATGCGCGTGGGGACTCTAATCGCGGTCTGTTCTGCAGCGCGTTCAACTAGAGAGTGATGAAGTGATGGATAACGATCCCTGGAGGATGGGCTTGCCCCCTCGGTATAAGATCGACCCGGCTTCTTAAGTTGCTCTCGGTGGGTTATTTAAATCCTCGAATTGAGGTAACTACATCTGCGAGTTATAGCAGAGAATTTTTGCGCTGTGTGCGCGCACGAGGTAGTATCGTGTATAAAGAAAGTACTACATTGACATTGATAATATTTAACAGTTATGTGTTATCTCAT